AGACCTTGATTATAGTGTAGTATCCCACGATGTCGAGCTGACTATTAGTATAGCTGACACCTACCGTCATTCCCGGTGTAAACACCGCTGCGTCTGTTAGGTTGCCTAGCCTGTCTTTGGCTGGAGTAACTACTTGGTTTACTTGGTTAGCTGTTCTGTGATTGAATACTCGATCAGCCCAGTTGTTTAGTTGATTGACGTTTGTTGTGTTAATTGCTATGTCAATAGCTGCTTCGCCGTATAGATCGATAGAGTCCTGGTCTTTACGAACCACAAAGGTAAGTGGATCAGAAGTCAAAGATACCGTTAGAGAGTTATAGACAGCGTCCGCGTCCGAGAAGACATTTATTTCGTTCATACATAGGTGATAATCGTCTCCGTGATTATTTCCAATTACATAGGTAGTTGGGGTTCCAGCTTGAACTCCCGTTCGATGAATAACCACTAGCTCTTCTGTATCTTGATCTAGCCAAACTAAACCGTTTCCAACTATAAGAGCGTCATTGACTATAGAACTTACTAGAACGTTAGTTTCATTCTGGACTGGCATTACACCGCCCACGTGATAAGACTCGGCAGATAGACCTAAGCCGCTTAAGATACCGATAAGCTCCCAGGTCTCGTCTACGTGAATGTGAGTTCCAAAAGCTGTGGTATCCCAAACTGCAAAGCGAGAGTTTACCAAAGACTTATAAGCGTCAAAGGCCACAATTTGAATTAGGTTTAGTCCGTCTGGATAATAAGTGACGTCGATTGTGTCAATAAATCCTTGAAAGACAACACGGTCAATCTGATCGTTTTCTAATCGAACTCTAATCTTGGTAGAAGCTCGAATGTTCTTGTTATTAGTCGGGTCAAGTTCAAAGCTTTGAAGAGTAAGGTTTGCCGTTGCTGGAGAAGGCTGGAAGTTAATTGAATCCTGTAGAGATCCACCGACAGAGATGTTTGCGCTTGCCACCGAACAAGACACTTCTTGCCATTTTAGCCCGGAGCTAGGTGCTAGAACATCGTCTCCACCCAGTAATGAAACATTGATAACGAACTCGCCGAACCCACCCAGAACGTCTGCACTATCGAGAATGCTTATTCCAAGAATGAAAGAGTTACCATCAGCGTCGGGAACTAAGAACTCGACCTTTAGGTTATCGTCAATCTTGAAGTTAGGAATCATTAGCGTATTAGGTTAGTTCCGGTTGATCTGTTACCGCGGTTTATTTTATCCGCTATCTCCTGGGCTGTTACGTTGCCGTTGTTTACGTTTATAGTTACTTGTTGGATTGCCAAGTCTTGGCTAACTCCGTTTGTAGTGCTGTAACCGAGAGCTCTGTTTTGAGAATCCACAAAGGCTGCGTATTGCTTGCCGTAGTTTAGGCTCATGTCTACGACCGTTGCAAAGTCTCCAGAGAGAAGAGCCTTCATTCCTTTAGCTACGTAAGTGAAGTAGAAGATTATCTGACCTAATCCAGCGGTAAGAGTTGTCACCCAATCTAGAACTGTTTGAAGATTGAACTCTCCACCGGAGAAGACCTCCATAAGATTAGAGAACTGATCAGCGGTGTTCTTGAATTGAGTTGCCACATTCTCCCAGGCGTCTCCAAGTTCAGTAGTTGGATCCATGATTTCAGCGAAGAAGGTTTGAACGTCTGGGACGGCTTCTACCATAAAGGTTGCGAAGTCATTTAGAACTGGCATAAGAGCAAGTCCAACGGACTCCTGAATCTCACCGAAAGCAACGTTCATTCTTTGGTATGGATCTAAGTTAGCCGCTGCGGTTGCTGCTCCTGCGAAGGTCTCACCTAAAGCCTTTAGTGGATCATCGACTCCCTTTAGGGATGGAACCAGTTTATTTAAAGCTGTGTCTGAACCTTCAAGCGATCTAGCCATAGCTTGCGTCACGGTGTCTAGGTCTTTACCAGTTGCAGCGGACGTGTCCAAAGCTACCTGTAGAAGCTTGTTTGATTCTGTGACTGACTTAGTTGCTATGAATAGCTTCTGGAATGCCGGGCGAAGCTGATCATCGGCTACGGCAGATTGCAGCGACATCTTTTTTATGGAGTCTTCTGCTTCTTTTACAGTAGTTGCGGTTGCAGACCCGGTGTTCTTCATGGCAATAGAGAGAATCTCCATTGACTTTGCTTCTGCTACGGCTGCCTTGCCTGCTTGCTCGAGCTCGTTCTTTAGGAAGTTTAGAGAGAATCCAACACCGATAGCTGCGAAGGCTTTGCCCATCCCAGTAGCGATTGACTTAGTGGTGTTTTGTAATCCTTGGAGCTGTCCAGTTGCCCCTTTAGTAGCTGCGGTAAGCTTTGAAAACTCACCTAGAATCTCAACGTTTAGTGCTAGAGTTCCAGCCATTTATTTACCTCTTTTGTCATAAGCCTTTATGAACGCTAAATACTCGTTCAGTTTGAGAGCCTTATACTCCGACGGTTGCATGTTCATCGCCAGGCAAAACTCCGCCATTCTTTTAGCGGAGAGCTCTCTTATTCTTTTTTTGTGTCTTCACCCTGGATCATGGCTAGTGCTTCTTTGAGGCTTAGCTTCTTAGCGTCTTCCATTTTGTAACTCGGGTTGTCCCTTTTACGGACTACCCAAACAAAAGCTGCTAAAGCTTTGCCTTTAGGTTTGCCATTACCGAAAGCGTCATCGATACCCGTATTTGTAAGGTTCTCGATTAGTTCTACTTCTTCGAGAGTTAGACTCTCAAAATCAAAATTGCTCATTCTGCGTTCTCCTATGGTTTGCGGTTTGAATACTTTTGAAACAGTCTATCTAAGTTCTTGAAAAAAATCTGGTAGACCTGTGGCCTTGTTCTTGTCAAAGCATTACTAAAGAACGGTCTTGGTCTAATGTTCTTAGCTTGCAAGTTTACCTTGTCGTAATTCCATCCGAAGTGAATCGGGTTAGCGTAGGGAACTTTTGTATTGTTACCTGCACTAACTACAACTTTTCTAGCTATCTTTTTAGCTTTGATAGTTGCCCGGAGTGCTCCAGTCCTGACCGGAACTAAGGATCGCGCTGTGTTAGCTACAATCTCCCCGGCTTCTTGAGACGCCTCGCCTATTTCAGCGGAAGGAACCCCAATAGCCCTAAGAGCTCGTATGGCCTCATTGAGACCAGCGACCTTAATTCCATCGGCCATGATTAGGCTGCTGTTACGATCTCTACTCCGAAGTATTTGTTGGTAGCTGGATCGTGAGGAGTGTTCTTCACGCGAAGAGTCACAGAGAACGTAGCTGTCTCGTTGCTGTTTAGGCTTAGAGGTGGAAGCTCGTTGAATACTGCAACACCTTCGTAGTGAGGAGTGTCAGCGGTTGGAGTTGTGTTTCCGTTAGGAGCAATTACGAATGCAACCTCGGTGCCGTAGTTGTCCCATAGAACGCGGTATAGGCTTGTGTCCTCGCCAGATGTAATTCCGTCTAGCTGGAGTGCCCATTCTCCACCCACGCGAACTTCGCAAAAAGTCTGAACATCGCCAGGTGCGTCACCTAGAGTTAGCTCGACCATGTTAGCGTCACACGCGTAATCGGTGGCTCCGATTTTGAAGATAATGTTTTGTGCTTTGATTCTTGTTGAAGCGGCCATGAGGCTACCTTTCTAAAGTGTGATGTCTAGCTGGACGAACATGTTCGCTGCTAGATACTCGGCGTTATTTGTTTGTAGATTGTAAGGCTGGTTTACCGAAGTTATTCGAACGTATTTCAAAGGTTCGATAGCGTTAAGAACATCCTCGATGAGCTGGTCTAGGTTTTCCGTTGCCTTCTTGTTAGTCGCGGTAGAAGCTACCATAACTACTTCAAGTCCTAAACTCCATTCGCCAAACTGTGCTGTTTGCAAGTAAGGCTGCGCGGAATTGATGATAACTATTGGAGGAGTTATCCGCTCCGGAATGTATTCCAAAACGTTCAACCCTGCGTCCGCTAGTTCAAGTTTGAACTCGACTTTAGACGCGTTGATCTCGCTCATACTGCATAGCCTACGTATCTTTGAAGCAACGGGTAAACCGCGTTCATGGGATCCTTGGCAACTCGGATGGGAGCACCATCGAAGCTTGCGAATTGAGCAACTCCGTTAGGAGCGGAACGACGATGGAAGAGCTCCGAGGCTGTTATGTAGACCGCTTGATCGTTAAGTGCTACCGGAACGGTAGTCACTGCACCGATGTATTTAGTCACTAATGCAATACCGGACGTTAGACATTCCTGGGGGAAGTCTACTTCATCCGTTCCAACATAAGCCTGGAACTCTGCCAACGTCACTGCCATTTATAGACCTATTAAACGATGTCTAGAACAACTAGAGCGTCGGAGAATGGCAAGGTGATTGCCATGTATCCATAAACGCTAATTGAATCTGTCAAGGTTGTGATGTCATCTGCAGATAGTCTTACAGGTGCGCCAGCGGACTCTAGAGTCTGGATGGCTGCGCTGTTAGCCACGAAGCAACGGTTAGTTGCAATCTGTGGGTCTACGATAACTGGAAGACCGAATAGCTGACCAGATAGACCTGGGATGTTAGCTGATCCGATGTTGTTTACTCCAGCGCCGTTTACTAGCACTACTGGACGGCCGTCTTCGCCAGCTACCTGTAGAAGGAACTTGTAAGCTCCGGTTCCACACATGATAGCTTCTGGACGTAGTCCGGTCTCCTTGAAGATGTAAGAAGATGCGTCTGCAAGCCCACCGATAAGAGCCTCGGCGGTTCCAGCTGAAACGTCCCAACGCTTGCCTGTGTAGTCCTGTGCTTCCACTAGATCTACTACTGCCTTGTTGGTTGTGTTCGCGTAAGCAATAGATAGAGCGCGTAGAGCGGTGTCTAGGTAGTTTACGGATGAACGCTGGATGGTCTGCTTGGACATCGAAGTGTATCCACCGTAGGTTACTACGTTAGCTGATACTGAATCGATTACTAGGTTTCCGAAGGATAGCTCTTCGTTTTCTGGAGACTGAACTCCAACTGCAAGAGTGTTAGAGGATACCTGCGCATACTCAACGGTCAAACCTGCAGCTGGAAGTGCAGCGCGAGAGAAAGCCGATAGAGTTGGACGGTTTGTGTCGATTAGGTTGTCGATGTAACCAATGAAGCCTGGTAGGGCAACGGTGTCTGCAGAAGTGCTTGCGTCACGGGCTAGCTGAACTGCGTCAGCGTCTCCGGTAACTAGAGCCTTTGCAAACTCGCCTTGTGAGCGGAATTTGTGTGTAGATGGTGCTGCTGTTTCGACGGACTGACCTGCTTCGATAACTCGGCGCAATTCTGCAACCTCGTCCTGCACGGTGCGAACGTCAAGTTCAATGTTTTCCATTGTTTCACTTTCTGTTTCATTAGGAGTCTCTGCAACCTCTTCGACCTCTTCGGTCTCCGACTCGCTACGGACTTCGGTTATTTTTGCGCCTGAAAAGGCTGGGAAGGGAACAACTGACACTTCTAGGAGTGTTACCTGTTCTCTAACGATCGTTTGGCCTTCCTTGCGGTCTTTGACCGGGTAGAAGCCAACCGAAAAACGGTTTAGCACGTCATCTTGTAACAAGGTGTAGATTTCGTTTCCGCGTGGGGTATCGCTAATCTTAGCGACAATTTCAAAACCAGCCTCGGTGTCGCGTCCTTCGACAACTTTACCGATTGGCTCTTCGTGGCCGTAGAACAACTTGACGTCCTCGATGGTCTGAATAGCTCCAGCCTCGAAACGTTCTTTGGTGTTTCCATTTAGCTCAATCTCTTGACCGTATGGAACTGCAAGTCCGACGATGGTTCTCTCTTCGGTCTCAACTAAGCGAGCTTGAAACTCGCGTGTAATCATTTCAGACATCTAGTCCTTCTTTCGTTCTGACTTCCTCGACCGTGAGAATACCGGCTGCGATGGCTGTCTGGTAATAGGCGTAACGTGCTGCGACATCTGCCTTGAATAGGTGCTCGAAGTCAAACTCGACTCGGTTGCCTCTAGGTAGACAGTTGCTAAGTGCGTCTGTAATTGCGTCTGTGTAAGCAAGCAAAGTGTGGCGATAGAAAACTTGGTTTTCGTCTAATAAGTTTGTGTAAGTGTCGCTAGATCCAGGAATAGAAGTTAGAAGTAACCTGGCAGGGATACCAAACAGCCTGGCGACGTTCTGGGTCTGCTGATCCTGGACTTCGGTGAATAGTGCGTCTCTAGGTGAGAGCGCAATCTGCTGGTAATCAAAGCCATTAGCTAGAACAGCAACTTGACGGTTCTGCTGTTTGTTGTGCCAGTTAGCTGTTACCTCTTCGGCTTCTGCCTTGTTCAACATCTGGTTAGTTTTTAGAACTCCAGTTGGAACTCCTGCTGCGGTAAACCAGTTTCCTGCGTAGTCTCTTAGATCAAGAGCTGCGGAGATGTCTTTGTAGCAAGAAGCGATTGGAGAGATTCCGACTAGCTGACCTGCCTGGCTAAAGATTCTCATGTGCTCAATTTCGCGCTTGGTGTAACGCTTACCCATGTAGTCGTAAACGATTGTTGAGTAATCGATTGTGCCATCCTGCATTTTAGGATAGGAAGGCATAACGGAACCAGCCGGAAGAATGGTTAGGTTGTTTACTTGGCCGTTAGAAGAGTATTGCTTGAACCAGTAAGAGTTACCAAGAAGAGCTAGGTCAAGAACAGTCTGGAACAAGAAGTCTCTGCGGTTCTGATCTAGTGATGGATTGTTTACAAGAATTGGGTTTTCAACTCTGACTTCGACTCCAGTTGCGAAGCGGTAAGTGTTTATGCTCATCTTGCTAATCGGAGTTCCGATGATTTGAATAGCGCGATAGACAGCTGTCAAACTTAGAGCTGTGTTCGGCGTGACAATACTAGGTTGTCTTGTTGGAATTGTTGGCTGGACTGCGCGAACTTCTGGCTTGCGTCCTAAGAGCCTGTCAAGTATAGTTGCCATTTGGAGTCAAGCTTACCACAGACCACCGACTAGAACACGCCTATTGAAGCGTGTGGTGCGCGAGAAGAAACGTAAAGTGCGAACACCGTTGCCATTACTGCGTCGATGTCTCCGAGTGATTCTTTCCGACTTATGAACCAACTCTCACCGGAGTATTTAGCGACCCCGTTAGGCATTTGAGCGACCAGGAGGGGATCGCTGTTGTGCCTAACGAGGCCAGTGCTAAACATAGCAAAGACAGTCGAGCACGCTGAAGAGACTTCTTTAGCCCAGAGTGTCCAGACCGGAATGCCAGAGTTTTTTAGTCTCTTAGCTAGTCCTGGTAGCTGGCGATCATCCAACGCTATCGCCCGTGGGCTGTGCTTGCTATAAAGCGATGTTATCTCATTGAACAGTTGTTGTTCGGTAGGACTGACTAAAGACATAACCAATTCTGTCTCGTGAATGTCTTCGATGTCATTGGCATAAGCTATTGTGCCGTGTCCCCAGTTTGTAGTGATGTCTACCGCAAAGACTCCTCCGGTTAGATTGGTAACTCCTCGACCAGTTGCAGCTCGGAAGATGTCTCCTGGCAACCATGAGTTGGTAGATCCTGCGATGAATTGATTTAGTCGGTATCTTCTAGCTTCATGTTCCGGGATGGTTTTCAAGTCCGAGATAACTTGTTCCATTTCGATTCGACCTGCAGCAACGGATGGGTTAGCTGCCATGATTGCCTTCGGGTCATCGACCTTTGAGTTTTCCGGTGCTTCCCATAAGAAGAAGCCAAAACGCTCTAGATCCGCTGCGCCATTAGAAGCTGCTTTTCCTGACTTGTATAGATCTATCAAAGTCTTCGAGTTCTGATCTCCTGCGGTTGTGATTCCAACGACGATTCCATCCTTACGCTGTGATGTTCCAAGAACGGCTGCTGACCACATTCCCTCTTTAGCTAAGTGGAGCTCATCGAATAGACAGAAGCTAATCGGGATACCTTGAAGAGCTGCTTCCTTTGCAGCCTTTACGTCGTAACGTCCTCCTCCGTCCGATGTCACTATTCCTCGAGTCTCGGTTGCTCTCTTGAATCGCTTCTTTAGAAACGGGTTGCTATTAATGACATAAAGAACTCGGTTGTAAACGATGTTGGCCTGATCCGTGCTCGAGGCTAGTGAGATACATTGAGGGCCGACTTCATGAAGCAATAGTCCATAGAGTCCAAGCATGGCTGCAATTAGGGACTTACCGTTCTGGCGTCCGACGCTGATAACTACCTGGCGATAACGGAGTCTGTTTGGGTAAGTTGGATGGTCTGCTGGATAGCGTTCGAGGATTGCTCGAAGCAACCACTTCTGCCATTCGTCAAGTTCTAACCCGTCGGGACTCTCCGGGCTACTCCACGCGATCTTGGCAAACTCAATGAGCTTATCCCCATCAGTTATGAAGTCTTCACTAAGGGGAGGCGTGAAAGTAGTCGGGAGCTGGAGCATTAGCGAGTGAGTAACTTTTCCAGCGGGTCAATCTCTGCGGACGAGGCACCGAGAGATCGTTGAAGCTCTAGAACGGTCTTGCGAAGTTCCGCTGCCGTCGATGTGTTGGCTTGTTGGTCGAAGGACTGCGCCAGACGTAAGCACAAACCCGACAACACTTTTTGTTCAAGGTTCAACTCAAGCGTATCTAACCAGTTCTTTATTGATTCTTCAATCATCGTGTTCCAATCCTCGGATAATTTGACTGTTCTGCGCAAAATCCTGGAGAAGCGTGGGGTGAAACGTAACTCGCAGAAAAAACTGGGTAGGTCATTTCAAGCCTAGCTTTCTAAGTAGCGCATTCTTCCAATGGCTTCTCCATAACATTCGATACGTGAAGATACGATGACGTATCCCCAGGTATGCCCGCCTATGAGCTCTCTTGGACTTTATAGGTCTTAACCACAATGGAAGGAGGCTATTGATTACCAGGGCTAGCCTATGCCATACCCCTTTACCTTGACCCCTAGAACCTAGGGTTTCTCCAAGTAATTCTTTGGAGCACCCGGTCTTGCTTTCTTCCGTTACAGGATCGGCATAGCGATTGTAAGTTGTTGATGTCATGATTGGGTTCCCCGTTGCCGGGTGGAACGATGTGGTCGATTGTCCAGTCTTCATTTATTAGCTCCTTCGCACACGAGACACAGATCGGTTCCAAAACAGTCTTCGCATAAGCCCTTGCATTCCTCCACGCTGTCGTGTCGTGCCAGTCTGCCATCTGCTAATCCTCTCAATGTTTCTAGGTCTGTGGTTTCCCATTTATTTACTTCTTCGATTATCTCCTCGAATGTTAGAATGTCTCCTAGATCGTGGTGAGCGTTTAGGAACTCGAGTAGTTGCTTCCTTGCATAGTCAATACCAGCTTGAAAGCCCTTGGTGTATTGTGTCTTCATTCTTCCTCCTTATTACTAACGATTACGGTGATTCCTTTGGTGTTTGTGTTTACTGCACAATTCGGGCAGACGTAATGGTCTTTAAGGTCGTATACCTCGTTGCAGTATAGGCATTCGCTAGTCACTTAGTTTCCTCGATGATCCTAACGATTCTCTCCAGGTGATTCACATCCACATTGGTAGAGATAGTTCCATCGCTCACGATGTTCTTTACTATTTCATCCTTGAGGTGTTTGTAAGCTCCCGCCCAGCCTTTGTTGTATTGCTCCATCTCTCGAGTTACCAACATGGTCTTGAAGTTGTCCATTAGGTTGTCATAGTTAGGAACTAACTTCTTGATGTTCTCGATTGCTTCGGTCGAGAGTCTTTCGCGTTCTTCGTTATCCATGAGTTTTGATTATCCTTACTGCTAGCGTGGTTAGTAATGCAGCCAGTTCTGGAACTGACATGGCTCTTAGGAATAGCGATCCGAGTGCCGGGCGAACCTCCTCGAAATCATTACTCCAGACCAGGTTGTCATCGAGTAGTAACTTCATAGCTTCAAACATGATGGCGTTGCGTTCTTCGTCTGTAATCTTTCCGGCCATTTAGTCCGACCAGTCTGCGATCAAGTAAAGAGCTCCAACGAAAATGGCTCCAACAAGCGGCCAAACGTCTTTGGTCTCGTATGAGATGTAACCCATAGCGAAAGTAAACGCTAAGACCATGAATCCTTCTAGCATGTATTTCATGAGTTGCCTTTCTGTGTAGTGGTAGTTCAATTTTATTGCTGTGGTTGGGTTGTCAATCATTTGAATCGTTTCGTTATCTAATTGTTATGATCGCTTAGCTGTGAGGATTGTCTCGCCTTTTAGGCTAAATCCACAGTCCTGACAGAGATACCGCTGATACTTACCTAGCTGTGTGTAGCGATAGCCATACTTGATGAGGTTCTCACTTGCACAGTTACGGCAGGATAGCTGCTCTCCATTTGCTACCCCTAGATGTGGATGGTTTCTTATCCAAGGTAACAAGATGTAGTAAAGGTCGATTAGGAGATTGACGTCCTGAATCTGGTATTCCTTCATCATCTTCCAGGCTTTAGGGATACCGGCCATGCAGTCAAGCCATAACTGGAATCCAGAGTGTTGCACCTTAGCTCCGACACCTAGCTTCTGGGCTACGTAGTCGAGCTTGTTAGATGGGAACTTGAATTGGGATTTGACGGTTCTCATTAGATCTAGTTCAATCCAAGGGCTAGGTGGTAGATAGCCGTTCTCGATGAACTCTCGTTTGATGTGTTTAGAGTCGAATGCTGCAGAGTTCCATCCGATAAGAACATCCGCTTCATCCATGACTTTATGTAATTCATCCAGCATGGCCTTTTTACCGTGGTGGTGAACTGACTTGAAGATAACCTTGTCACTTCCAAGCCATCGAGCTCCCCAGCAGATTACTTCTGTGGAACGCTCTATCTGTGTGATTGCTATGTTCTGATCCCAGAGTCCCCATACGTGCGCCAAGTTTGGCGAAGTCTCTAGATCGAGGAATAGTATTTTCATACTCTAAACGTAGCCTTTACGCTTACGGTCGAGTTCCGACACGCCAGCCGTTATGGAATCGTTATCAAAGGGAGCAAGGGTTACCAATACACCTGCTTCATGGTTATCTGCGTATGTCTTTCGAGCTGTTAGATCTACTACGTTGGAATCGTCCTGGATGACTCCGCCTTGGGTCAAGCTATCTAGAACTGCCCTGGTTAGTTTGTCGATGTCATAAGTCTTCGTCGCATACTGCCTGGTTACGGTCTTGGGTCTTGTTAGCCAAAACGTAAGTGAAACTGAAACCGCTGTGTCGAATCTATTGTCAAGCTCCATCATCTTTAACTCAAACATTCGCTTCATGTGGTCTCGCCAGGCAGGGAGATCCTTATTGGCTTCAACTAGGACTATGTGAGCTCCTCGATTGAATGCCTTTTTAGACCCTTGAGGTCTGGGTTCTCCAGCGACGAACAGTTGGAACATTTAGAACGGTAGTCCCTGTGGATGTTCCGGTGAGGTTGTCGGAGCTAGTATTCCGATAACTTCTTGAATGCTGCTCTTAGGTTCTGCAGCTCTTATGAGCTCTACATCTACGTTATTAATTGAGTGCTCCACTACTTGCTTGGTTTCCTGACCTGGTTTGTTGTAAGTTCCAACCTTGGTTCCTAGTGATCCGGAGATTTTTACTTCGTCATCCTTCTTGAGATTTGAAGCGTTGTCTAGCCAGGCTGTCCATAGCCGATTGCGTGGTTCGCCCTTGAAGTCGTAAGTCTCCCAGACTCTAAGTCTTGGATAACCTTCATTTACTACCTCGGCTACTTTTGCGTAGATCATGACTGTTGCCATCTGTGTTTTTTCCCTTCTAGTGTTCTTTTAAGTTTAAGTTAATTATTAGTTAACTTTAACGCGACATCTACGCCGTCCCGTGACGTCTTAAACGCCGTCCCGAGTAGTCTTAAATGCCGTCCCGTTTTGCCTTTTTTGACACCCCGTAGATTATGACTAAGACTACCGTCACAACCTTCCGGACAGTCAATATTGATCCAGTATCGATTGGTGATTCTGTCGAAGCGATACCCGATTCCGTCATGCTGCGACATTTCAATTTCCCCTAGCTCGACTAGCTTCTGGAGATTACGTTGAACTTGTCTAACGGAACACCCGGCTAATTTAGCCAGGCGAGTTTGAGATGGATAACAACCCTCTTCTGGGTCATCTCCTAAGTGCCACGCCAGAGCGACCATAACGGCTCTAGACGTGCCTGTGCTGTGTGAGTGGTGCAGAACTGCTGATAACGCTTCTAGGGACATCCTGCGCCTTCCTAGGCTATAATTATGAAGCCCATCGTGGTTGGGTGACGCTTTCGCGTCGGGCTAGTAGTTTTCTGTGGCTACTAGCCCTTTCCAATTTACTTGGCCTTTAGCGAATCTGCGAGAGATTTGATAGCTTCCAAAACATCGTTATCAACCTGTGACTTTTGAGCTGTGCTGTAAATGACTCTTAGGGTTTCTAGATCATTGTTCGCAGCAGCTTCCGAAGCTTCCTCGATATAGTTCCGGGAGTCCCTGGTTGCCTTGATCATCTCTTCACGGCTTGGACGGTTCTTAGAAGTAGATAAGCCTAGAGTTGCAAGTCCTCGACCGATGGCAGACGTCGAACAATTCTCCAAGAATGAAGAACGATTGATGTTGCTCGAACCTCGAGTCTCATGCGCCCAATCGACCGAAGCTGGTCTGGCGTCATCGCGATCAGTAAACACCGAAGCTTGAACTACAACCTCGGTCTCATTGATCAGTTTGATTTCCGTGATGATACGGCCGTTGGGATACGTCTTCCAGAACTTCTGAATACGTTCTGAAACTGGCTCATAATTGCTTAGGTCGAAACCCATGTTTTCCTCCTATTTGAATGTGATGAATGGCTTGCCGTTACGGGCTTGTAGGGCTATAACCTTTTCACCATGAAACAGACCATACTTGGTTCCATCCATGTAGGCAAGCACCGCGGACTTCTGTGCCTTGAATTGTTTTTCCCAAAACTCGGACTCGGCCTTAGCCTGGAGCAAGTTAGACCACAGGCCATCGAGCTCGATTTCACCGTCGACTAATCCCTCCGAGAGCTGCCTAACAGTCTCATAGGTTGAGTCACTTCCATCGTATTCTGGAGCTGTGCTGGACTCTAGGAAGCCGTAGAACGCCTGTAGGCGGGTTTTCATGGTCTCAATAAGGGAATCATCCCGAACGACCTCAAACTCCTTCCAGTCGCCTCCTGCGACCGCTACAACCATAGCCGAATCTAAGCCTAGAACGGATAGGTAATGTTGAACTTGAAGGTTATAGTGCTCGGGGAGCTCGTCCCAATACTGCCTGGTGAACTTAATCTCGAGGACGGAAAGCTTGCCGTTCTTCCACTCGATTATGCCGTCTACGTTAGCTATGGATCTAAGGTCTTCTACGCTAGCCCAAGTTCCGGTCTTATGGACGGTTAGCCAATCCGAGTTAGCTTCTTGGAAGAGCTGCCTAATTACAGGCTCGAATGCCGTGCCTAATTTCATTGGCATAGAGGGTTCGATGTCTGAATCGATTAGCCCGGTCTTTTCGCAATAAAGCGTGTAGCAACTTTTCCAGGGGTTCTTGTCCATTACGGACGCAATATCAGAACCGCCAATACCTTTTCGGGCATTGTGCCATTCTGCGGATCCAGGCTCAAACGTGCCTAGATACTTAGCGAAGCCTAAAGCTTCAATCTTTTCTGTGATTGTCATACCGTCATTTTATAGACGGTCTCTGACATTACTTAGTAGGGACGTTCTTTATTGCTAGAACTGATCCACCAACGGTTAGAACTGCTGCAACTACGTCAAGGATTGGTAGTGCTAGTTCTTCGTTTAGTAGACCAAGGATTACTAGAAGGGGAACAACAGAAGCTATAACTCCGTAGATTGCCTTGCGAGTTTCTGGTGAATAGTTAAACATTATTGCCTTTCGATTATTAGAGTCTTGCCCAAGTCTGGGGTCCGACTACTCCGTCAATTTGAATCCCTTGTTGCTTTTGGAAGTTTCGAACTGCTCTTTCGGTTATAGGACCAAAGACTCCGTCCACTTGTAATCCGCCTAAAGCTGCTTGAAGATAACGAACGTTGTCTCCAGTGGATCCTCTTCTTAGCCACTTACCAAGTCTCGGTTTTGTAGGTGTTGTCGGTTTGCTAGGTGTGGATGGCTTACCGGAAGCTCGCTTGTTACATTCGGAAACGATGTAGTCAAGCTGTGACATTAGAAATGGTCCCGGGCAAGCTGTGGCCTTGTATTGAGAGTGCCAGGCAATAAAGAACTCGGACTGAACTCTAGATTTTTCGTTTAGCGCAAAGCCATTTCCAGCCCTGGGTGATTGACTGGCGTGGTAAACAATCACATCGACGAGAGCATTTAGAGCTGCGTCTGATACAGGCCAGTCTCCACCTACGGATGAGTTATCAATCTCGAAAGCTACTGCACTTGGATCTGGGGTTCCACCTGTTGAGTAAGGTCTCCTGGCAGGATTTACAATTCCTGTGACCGCTCCAGAATTAGAGATGTGGTAAGTCGGATGAGAGTTTCTAACGTTAGCGTTTGCAACGTAGTTCAGACCGTTAGTTCCGGCGACGTGATGTATAACAGCTCCGTTGATTGGGAGCCCACCTCTAGATCCACCAAAACCGTTATCGATTACTGCAGATACATTTGGATACCAAGCGGTCATTATTTTCCTATCGAGTTTATTAGTAAGCCAATCAAAGCTACAACCGAAGCTGTTAGCCCGGTATAAGCAATCTTTTCTACCCAAGCAAGTCTAGCTAGAGTTAGCTCAACTTCTCGAATGCGGTCTGGCACGTCGTCCAGGTGATCTAGCTTCTCGAGAACCTTGATTAGTATGTCCCCATGCTCGAGCTGCTTTTTGTAGATGTCCCCTTGAGTAATGCGAACCGAGCTTGTTTTCTCCTCGGGCATTAGCTTATGAGAGATTCAATTTCAGCTAAATCTAGTCCAAGTTTTTTTAGCTTTGCGATTGCAGATTCTTTAGCTTTGTTTTTAGATTCAATTTCTGATTCTTGCTTTGCTTGAATTAACTGCATTTCCTGAACGTAGTTTTCGTATTCTTCTACCTCTTGGCTAGTCAATTCTACAACCTCGGTAGTTCCTCCAACATTTACCATTAGTTGTTCAAGTTTATTTTGCGTAGCCATAGATACTCCCAGAGATAGTCATAGATGATGTGGAAAGAATGGTTAAAGAATCGTAAGAGGTAGTAAGCCTGTGTTTGCTAGAACTTGCAGCATAAGTGATTTCCCCGAAAGGGTTTGAGATAGTAGCCGTTGCCATAGTTTGCCTTGTAAGGAATGGATTGAAAAAGTTTACATGAGCAGAAGTTTCTACGTTTCTAAACGATCCAACTGTAGCTGAGGTTGCTGCTACTGTTCTTGAACCTGAAACAGTAGTTGAAACCACTTCCAAAATCTGAGAGTCATAGTTAGCAGAAGAATCAGTTGTTCCCGCGTTTCTCATTCTGTATTCGATTGCAGTTGAAGTGGCCGTGCTTCCTCTAACTGTTAGGAAGTAGTTATCGAATGTAGAAGAAAAACAGCTATTGATGTTTACAGAAGTAACACCTGCGGCTGTAAAGTTAGCAATAAAAACTAAACCTGCTTCTGCTCCAGATAGCAAACCTAAATTCACCCAAGCAGATCCGTTGTAACCATAGAAAAGGTTGGTATCTTCTAGGTATGTAATCATTCCTTCTAATGGAACTGTTATTGCTGCGGTTCTCGCTGCTGCGTTGCTAAAAACCATAACTGATTGACGCATAAGGTTGTCGTTTATTTCGGAGGCTTGAAGAACGCTTCCGTTTGTAAATACTTTGTAAGCCACTAGGCTTCCTTCCATAGTTCGAGGGTTGTGAACCAATTATCTACATCTATGCGATGAGAGACCTTGATTATAGTGTAGTA